TAGTTAAAAACTATTGACATATCCAATTTGATATGATATACTAGAAGTATAGAGACAGTAAATCTCTTGTTAAACAGAAAATATTTAAGGAAATAAATGAACATTACCATCTTGTCCGTTGACGTTAAAACTGTACCAACTGCTAAAGGCAGTTACCAAACTGCTGAAGTAGCTTACAAAAACAATACCTTTCAAGGTAAAGTTGAAGGTAAGAAAGTTATGTCATTCGGAGCAACTAAAGATGCTTTCGGTACTCTTGCTACAGCAGCATCTGGTGATACGTTTGAAGTGACCATTGTTAAGAATGATAAGGGCTACAATGACTGGATTGCACTTACCAAAGCGGGTCTCGCTACTCCGGGTACTGCTGCTACTACGGCAACAGGTAAGCCTGCTACTGCTAGCCCTAAGAGCACCTACGAAACCCCAGAGGAACGTGCCCAACGGCAAGTACTCATTGTACGTCAGTCGTCTTTGTCTAGTGCTGCTGCTGTGCTTACTGCTGGTGCTAAAACGCCACCTAGTGGCGATGCCGTGATTGCCTTGGCTAAGACCTTTGAAGCTTATGTGTTTGGTATTGTAGCTAAAGATGCTGGACCAACAGGCTTCGATGATATGCCTGACTTTGATATTCCTAATGTAGACTAATTATTTTTGAGGGTTGTCAAGCCAGCATTCGAGGATGTTTCTGTAGGGATTTTCTGGCTTTCTCCCCTACCTTTGACGAGACCAAATCGAGACCCTCTCCTTTTTTGAAAGAACTAAATGCCAAGCACTTCAGATAAACAAAAGAAATTTATGGCAGCGGCAGCACACAATCCTGCCTTTGCAAAGAAAGCAGGTATTCCTGTGAAAGTTGCTAAAGAATTTAATGCCGCTGATTCGGCTAAGAAAAAACCTAAGAAAGTAAAGTAATGACAGCAGCATGGCAAAAGAAAGAAGGTAAAAATCCTAAAGGCGGTCTTAACGCTAAAGGACGAGCCTCTTATAAAGCAGAGACAGGTGGTACACTTAAGGCTCCTGTTAAAGCAGGAGACAATCCACGACGTGCTTCTTTTTTAGCACGAATGGGTAGTATGCCCGGACCTGAAGAAAAAGATGGTAAACCAACTCGCCTAAAGCTCTCTTTGCAAGCTTGGGGTGCTTCATCTAAAGCAGATGCAAAAGCTAAAGCCAGTGCAATTTCTGCACGTAACAAAAAGACTAAATGACAACTGCGTTAATTGATGCTGACATTGTGGCATATCGTTGTGCAGCCTCCTGCGAAAAGCAGGGGGTTGTAGTAGAGCCCGTAGAAGTGGCTATTAAGCGTGTTGATGATCTAATGACCCGTATCCTACAAGAAACGGCGTCAGACACCTACAAGGCTTATTTAACAGGCTCTGACAACTATAGATACAAATATAATCCTGAGTACAAGGCCAATCGTAAAGACACTGTGCGACCTGAATGGTTGCAACAATGTCGAGAGCATCTTGTAATAAATTGGAACTCCTCAGTTGAGGATGGTCAAGAAGCAGACGATGCCCTGGGCATTGAACAAATGGCTTCTAAGGACACAATTATTTGTTCTATTGACAAAGACTTGTTAATGATTCCTGGTGAGCATTATGACTTTGTAAAGAATATTCGGAGAGAACAATATGCTATCCCTGCTATTAGGCATTTTTATTGGCAGCTCATCATGGGTGACCGGGCAGATAATATATTCGGCTTTGATGGTAAAGCAAGACAATCCGTCCCTAAGTTTTTGGAACATATTATCAATGAGCTTACTAGTTATGACGATGAGTTGGATATGTTTGAGTTTGTACACAATCTATACGCTGATAACGATAGGCTTTTGAGTAATGGTATATGTCTTTGGATTCGTAGAAACCCAGATGAAATCTGGAAGTTTCCTACATGAGTGAATGGACAGATGGGCGTAGACGTTCGTTCATTACTTCCACATTAAGAGCAGGGTCAAGACGTTGGCCTCCTAAGTATGAAACTCTTAATGAATCTAAGACAGACAAGAAAGTTAATACAGCAACAGGGCGCATAGCACAACACTACCAATGTAATGACTGTAAGAATGAATTTACTTCTAAAAATGTAGAAGTAGATCATATTAAACCAGTCATTGACCCTAAGAAAGGTTTTGTTTCTTGGGACAAATACATTGAGAGTTTGTTCTGTGAAAAGAAGAACCTGCAAGTACTATGCAAATCCTGCCACAAAATTAAAACGAATAAAGAAAAGGAAGTAGCAAAAAAGTATGCTAATAAGTAAATCTATTGAAACGCCGGAAGGCACCGTTAAATTTGAAGGTGAGCTTGAACAGAAGGAACTAGATTTTATTCTTAAGATTGGTTTGAATGTCTTGCTTACACAAGGAGCTTTGCCGTTTATGATGGCTTCCAATAAAGAGGAAACAGTTCAATGAAACATTTAGTAATTCCAGACGTGCAAGCTAAACCCGGCATTGACTTCAATTACTTAAAGAAAATTGGCCGTTACATTGTAGAGAAGAAACCTGAAACCATTGTCTGCTTGGGAGACTTTGCAGACATGCCTAGTTTGTCTAGTTATGATGTGGGTAAGAAAAGCTTTGAAGGGAAACGTTATCTTAAAGACATTGAAGCTAGTCATGATGCGATGGAGTCTTTGCTTACTCCTCTCTGGGAGTTTAATTCTAGGGCGCGTAAATACAAAGAAAAACAATACAAACCAAGGATGATTTTAACCCTTGGCAATCATGAGAATCGAATTAATAGGGCCGTAAACGATGATCCAAAGTTGGAAGGAGTATTGTCTACCGATGCTCTTGGGTATATGGGATATGGTTGGGAGGTTGTGCCATTTCTTGATGTCATGGTTGTGGATGGGGTTGCTTATAGTCATTACTTCACCTCTGGTCTTATGGGGCGTCCTGTTAGTACTGCTGGAGCATGTCTTACTAAAAAACACATGTCTACAATTCAAGGACACCAGCAAGGCTTACAAATTGCGACAGGATATAAAGCAGATGGAGGACTCCTCACGTCGATAATTGCAGGTTCCTGTTATGAACACAATGAAGACTACATGAGTAGTCAAGGCAATAGGCACTGGCGTGGTTTCCTTGTTCTTCATGATGTTAAAGATGGGGAGTTTGATTTGATGCCTGTTAGCTTAAACTATATTAATAAGAAATATAATGATTAATGAACATGATTTAAAAGACTATGAACAACCTCCTTTCAATCCTGTAACCAAACCCAAACACTATATGCTGTTTGAAAAAGAAGGAATTGAAGTACGAGATGTTCTTAAGAAACTTGTAGACAAGCTACCCACAACCACAGCACCTATGTTTGCTGCTGACTATGTTCAAGCAATGCAGTATGGTATGCGGTTTATGGAAAAGAATGGGTTGGAAGACCTAAAAAAAATGCGATGGTATTTAGATAAACTTATAGAAGATTATGAGCAAAACAAAACTGATATGGTCAACACCCGATGCCGAGAATTTGGTTGCATATATGGCACGTGTCTCCAATCCAGAGAATCAGGACAACCCTGCTACTGCGCCCAAATTACTGGCGTACCTAGTAAAGAATAAACACTGGTCTCCCTTTGAAATGGTGAACGTGTGTATTGAGATTGAGACGACACGAGACATTGCTCGTCAAATCTTGCGACACCGTTCATTCAGTTTCCAAGAGTTTAGTCAACGCTATGCTGTCTCCACCATGTTTGATGTTCGTGAAACGCGACTACAAGATGTTAAGAATAGACAGGGTAGTTTGTTGAATGAAGATAGGGAACTAGATGATTGGTGGAAATCAGCACAAGCAGATTTAATTACACATGCTAATGAAGTTTATAACTCTGCACTAGACGCGGGTATTGCTAAGGAAGTTGCTAGGGCTGTGTTACCCGAAGGAAATACAACTAGTCGTATGTACATGAATGGTACGTTGCGTAGTTGGTTGCATTACATTACAATTCGTTGTGATGAGGCTACACAGAAAGAACATCGTGACGTAGCACAACAATGCCGTACAATTATTAATAACTTGTTTCCCTCTATTAAAGAAGTATTAGATGAAATTAAATGATTATCAAACAGAAATTGAAAAGTTTGCTATTTATCCAGGTGCTGGAACAGGCAATCGAGAAGCTATCACCTATACAGCACTAGGTCTTGCAGAAGAAGCAGGCGAGTATGCGGGTAAGGTAGCTAAACTCATTCGTGACGGAGTTTTTGTAACTGCTCTAGCTGCTAAAGAACTTGGGGATGTTCTCTGGCAACTGGCTCGCGCTGCTAAGGAACTTAATATGACATTGGAAGAAGTGGCTGTGATGAATATCCAGAAACTTACAGATCGGAAGGAACGTGATGTTCTCAAAGGCAGTGGTGATGCTCGTTGAAGTTAAAGAGTTGATTGTTCATAATTTAGATGTTATGCAGTTCATGGACATTCTTGGTTTAGAACTTGTTGACATTATTGATTTGTTTGATGAAGAAATTGCAGCAAACATGGATGAGTTTCTTGATGCAACTACATGAAAAAAACAACACACAATTTCACTGAGTCTGTAGAACAACAACATTTTAAAAAGAAATATCTTGCTAGAAAGTTAGAAGAACAAGAAGCACAGAAACTTATCAATGACTTCACCTACACACCGTCCGATGAAGTGTCCTATCCATCGCCAATGGATGAAAAAAGGACAATGTGAAATGTGTCTTGTCGCTAAGGACAAAGAACGTAAACAATATGAGTTGCTACA